TAGATGGCGAGCTTTCCCAGGTGGATGTATCTCAAGCCAGATCGCTTAAAAGATCTGAGCAAGCCCAAGCTGAGACGATGGCTGACCTTGTCAATCTGGGCAAACGAAGGGGTTACAAAAACCCAAAAGGCTGGGCATTCTTCGTCTATAAATCGAGAAAAAAAGCCAGACACCGGTAAACCCAAATGAACACCGAGGCACTCATAGATATGCTGATCCCCGCTCTTGCCATTTGGATTGTATTTTTCTTCGTTGTGGCAATCTGATGGGTTACCACGAGACCAAACTGGGTAACGAAATTAGACTCGAAGCTGCCAATTTTGGCGTAAAATTATTTAGGAATAATGTTGGGGTTTTTGAATTACAGAGTGGAGGTAGGATCCGAACGGGCCTACAGAATGGCTCCGGGGATTACATCGGTTGGATTCCACTCTGGCATACTGTCGACCAATATCCGATTGCTCCGTTTCTTTCTGTCGAAACCAAGGGTCGATTCGATCGCGTAACAGACGATCAAAGAAAATGGGCATTTCGTGTAAACGAGGACGGCGGCATCGCCATAGTAACTAGGTCTCTCGAAGAGTTTAGAAAATCAATGCAGAGTGTTTTGAAATTCTTCAAAGACAGGGGTATGGAACTGAGGAACTCAGGCTAAGAGATAGGGAAAAAATGGGGCATCTTGATTTCGAAGGGCTGGCGGCTCGTCTTCTAGAAAATTCTGAACAAATACTGCAGGAATGGTTCCCGGAGGGAAAACTCTTCGGCAAGGAATTCTGTGTCGGATCACTCCAAGGTGAAGCGGGCAAATCTCTCCGCATCAACGTGGTCACTGGGAAATGGTGCGATTTCGCAACAACTCAATCGGGGGGCGACCATATTTCATTGTGGGCAGCAATCAAGGGCATCAAGAATGGGGAAGCCCACAAACAACTCAACCCCATTTATGGGAACGGGGGCAACGGCAGCAGTAGGACTGCTCCTACACCACTCCCTAAAACGTCCAGAGCGGCGCGTAAAGACTACCTAATCACCCCACCCCCTGAGGATGCCCCCGCGACGAGCTGTGAGCATCCAAAGTATGGAACTCCGAGCATAATTTACCCCTACCTCGGAGTCTCAAACGAGCTTTTGTTTTACATCGCGAGATACGATCAACGCGATTCGAAAGACTTTGTGCCCTGGACTTGGTGTGGGAATCGGAAGGCCTGGGTTCGCAAAGCGTGGTTTTCACCGCGTCCCCTCTACGGCTTAGAACTCTTATCTCAACAGCCTGAGATGCCCGTTCTGGTCGTGGAGGGGGAAAAAGCCTGCCTTGCAGCGCGTAAGTTCTGCTCCGATATTTACACCGTAATTACCTGGTCAGGCGGAGCCAGCGCGGCAAGACAAACAGATTGGAAATCAGTTTACGGCCATGAGGTCTTGATTTGGCCTGATGCAGATATCGCTGGACTTGCTGCCGCCGCAAATCTGATGAAATGCCTATTTCACGTGGAACGGCCAATTAAGCTCATCCGGCCGGGATTCCGATTGCCGAAAGGTTGGGACGCAGCCGACTCTGATTTCAATTGGCAGGAATTTAGACAGTGGGCAATACCTCGGGTCCAGATTTTCATTAATCAGGAAGATGTCAGTAAATTCCTACACCGGGCTGAAAAAGCGCTTAAACATCAGCAAGCTAACAAGAAATGGCGAGAGAATTACCGCAAGGGGGTTCGTAAGTCACTCGTGGAACAAGTCGAAGTCGAGGTCATGCCTCCTGAGGCGAATTCTCAGTTACATATACAAGACGTTAATATTATTGAGATTAGGTACAAGAAAGAGAAGAGCGCGGACGATTGGCTGGCTTTAGCGGGTTATTTTATCGGGGAAAACTTCAAGGTTTACGACGACGTAGACTCGTTGAAAATCTACAAAGTGACCAGCCCGCAGGCCAAAGAAGTGAAGTTGACCCGCAACGATGAGCACGTAAAACGCTTTTTGTGCAACATCGCGATGAAAAATAAGGCTCCTGTTACGCCAAACCAGGCGAAAACAATCTTTGAAACTTGGAAGCTAAACTCAAAAACGCTTGGTGACATGCCCGAAGACTTCTGCTGGCCGGATGACAAGTGCTGGACCCTCAAGCGAATTCCGTGGGTCCCAACCGCTGGTGAATATCCGGCATGGAACGAAGCCCTAATCCGAATGTCTTCCCCAGAAGATTTCATGTCGTTTATTTGGTCGATCTTCGAAAAGAAATCCAAGTCTCGACAATTTCTCTACCTCTACGATTCTGAGGGGCAGGCAGGTAAGTCCACAATTATCAAGGTCTTAGGTAAACTCTTAGGCAACGCCTATTGCTCCATAGGTGAGCAGTTCGTAGAAAATGATCGCTGGCTTATGCAACACGTTTACGGCAAGCGGCTCGTTTCCTGGGCTGACTGCAAACGCCCAAGTTTCTGTATGCGTGAAAATCTACGGGTCATCACGTCCGGAGATGACGCCATGATTGAGGAGAAGGGGAAATCCACCCACACCAAGAACATTTACGTGAAGCTCATTATCGGCTCAAACTACCCACCAAATATCACTGGCGCCAAGGCTGATAAGTCCCGCCTAATCCGTGTGGACATCAAGCGGAACAAGGAAAAACACAATGATCCAGGATGGGAGGCCCGTCTCGAAGAACAGCTCCCCGCTTTTCTCCATGCCTGCCGAGCCGTTTATTACGGCCAAACCGAGGACGGTCGCCCTAAATGTCTCAACCATGCGAATATTTCTCTGGAACAAGTAACCGTTGAGGCCATCCAAGAGTCAGCAGATTCCTATGAAGAGGACATCGCTGACTTAGTAGAACGTCGAATCACAGTGGTCGGAGGGGATGACGCTTACGTTGAGCGTGCCGACTGGCTTGAAATGTTTAGACAGGAAAATATAAAAGACCCTAATAAAATCAAGAAGATAAGAGAATATATCGAGCGAGAATATTCAGGCCAAGCTCGCTATTACCAAAAAAGCCTCCGCATTGAGGGCCAGAAAAACCCCAGCAAATACCCTGTTAGATTCTGGGGGATTGTGCTCAAAAGCATGCCTTCTTACCACGTAGATGTAGGCGGGATACCTCGTAGAATATCACCAAAAAACCGCCAACAAACTGAAATTACTAAATAATCTAACTGTAGAACCGTAGATTCGTAGATTTTCCGCCTATTACCACTACTTTTCTAGACTCTCTCTTTTTTATACACCACACCGGTAATACCCTTTTAATACATACAATATATCTAATACATATATATCTACATATCTACTAATCTACATAATAGTAAACATGTAATAATAAATAGAAAAAAGGGCAACGCACAGCGTTAAATGACCTACCTACAGCGGTTCTACACCCTTATCTACAGTCTTGACTTTGAGATATGCGCTGCGTAAAGAGTGAAGGATGAAAAAACGCGGAATGGAACCTTGGTTTGTGTTGATTAAAGACGGGAAACTCGGAGGGTTATGGTGCGAACTCGATTGCATTAATAATGAGTTTCAACAATTTAAGAAGTACAGCGTTGGGCCTTTTCCAAACTTCACCGAAGCCAAAAAATACGCGATTAAATATTTTCCACAATGGGCTAAGGTATTGAAAGGAAAGAGGAAATGGTTCACTAGAACTTATTTTGTGAGTCCAACCAAAAGATTCTTAGGCATGGAAGACGAGCCGCTAAGAATCGACGATGAATTCCATCCTGAAAATTGTCAGCAGTAGTTTTAACCCGACGCCGAGACAACCCCGACGCCAGGTTGAGATTCGTGAATACTTGTGAAAGGGTTATTCTAGCCTAGAAGCCAGACCCCCGACAACCTGTTGCAAAATCGCCGGGGGCCTTTGATCGAGTTCTCAGTCATTTAGTAACCAACCTACCCCTATCCACACTGGAGTTAGGGTTGACTGCCTGAGGGCACAAACAGTCCGGGATGATGGGAGGTGAACCAAAAAGCAGGAGGTGTTTACCTTTCGCTGCACTTATAGGATAACCTAGAATTACCGATGACTTAGTGAGTAATTGTATGGGAACCGTAATTGAATTAGATAAATACCGGTGTCGAGCTGTTTTTTTTAAATGCGTTAAATGTAAGGTTACGTCAGTGGGCCAACACACCGCTTCTTGTATCAAAGAGATTAAATTAGATTTGGAAAACGCGACTTGCCCGAATTGTTTCAACGTAAGGTCAATTATAATTACAGACATCCTATGAGAAACGAAGAACAGCAAAAGCTCTTCGCCCTCGAATACATCAAGGACTTCAACGCGACCCAGGCAGCGAAACGAGCCGGGTATTCCGATAAAACAGCCGGATCGCAAGGGCATGACCTCCTTAAAAAACCGGAAATTCAGGCCATGGTGTCAAAACATATCGAGGCACGTGCTAACCGAACTAACATTACCGTCGATAGAGTTGTTGAAGAGCTAGCCTTCCTTGCGTTTGGTAAAACTACCGACGCTGTCTATGTCGAAGACGGACAAGTCAAAGTCAGAGACACGAAAGAACTAAAAGAATCCGTAAAGTCTGCAATCGCAGCCATCAAAGAAACAAGGAACAAAGAAGGCGGTTCAGTTGAAATCAAATTTCACAACAAAGAAAAAGCCCTCGAACTCCTCGGTAAGCACCTAGAAATGTTTACAGATAAACTCCACGTTGACGGCAAGATAACTCTATTGGATGTTCTTAATCATGGATCTGAAGAGGATGAAGGCGGCAAAGAAAAAGCTTGAACGGTGGAAGCGTGAACCCATCGCGTTTGTTACCGAAGAACTCAAAGCTGAGCCGGACCCCTGGCAGCTTGATGTTCTAAGAGCATTCCCAACTCATCAACGCTTAGCCATGAAAGCCTGCAAAGGCCCTGGGAAAACCAGCGTACTAGCTTGGTGTGCTTGGAACTTTTTAGCGACGAGACCTAAGCCAAAGATTGCAGCTACGTCAATCAGTGCTGCAAACCTCGGCGATAACCTCTGGCCTGAAATGTCTAAATGGCGGTCGAATTCCCAGTTTCTCAATGACCAGTTCGAATGGACTAAGACTCGAATCTATTGCAGGGACTACCCAGAAGAATGGTTTATGTCGGCAAGAACTTGGCCGCAGTCCGCCGATAAAACCAAGCAAGCCGATACGCTCGCCGGGCTTCACGCCGATTATTTAATGTTCATACTCGATGAGTCAGGAGGTATTCCCGACGCTGTCGCCGCTACAGCTGAGGCAGGGTTAGCAACAGGTATCGAAACAAAACTTATTCAGGCCGGTAACCCGACTCATCTCGAAGGTCCACTCTATCGCGCAGTCACATCCGAAGCCCATCTTTGGTATGTCGTTTCAATTACTGGTGACCCTGACGATCCCAAACGTTCAACTCGTGTTTCCATTCAATGGGCGCGAGACCAAATAGCAACATATGGCAAGGACAATCCATGGGTACTTGTCAACGTTTTTGGTAAATTCCCTCCGTCATCCTTGAACGCTCTACTCGGTCCCAACGATTTGGAAGCGTCCATCGGACGTCACGTGAGCGAGGACAAGTACGAATTCATCCAGAAGCGAATCGGTATCGATGTAGCCCGCTTCGGAGACGACCGAACCGTTCTTTTCCCACGTCAGGGACTCGCAGCGTTCAACCCAGCCATTATGCGTAACGCACGAACCAACGAAATTGCCGCCCGAGTAGCCAAGGCGAAACAAAAGTGGAGCTGCGAAATGGAGTTTATCGACGACACTGGAGGCTGGGGAGCTGGGGTTATCGATTCCTTGCTGCTAGCTGGCATCGCAGCGACACCAATCAACGCCTCAGGTAAGGCCGATGATCCCCGATATATAAACAAACGAGCCGAATGCTGGTTCCGTATGGCAGACTGGGTAAAGAGGGGCGGCTCGCTTCCCAAGAATGACGAACTCCGAGGGGAACTCACAACGCCCACCTACATGTTTAGTAGCAATGGAAAGTTTCAAATCGAATCCAAAGACCAAATTAAAGAACGACTCGGGCGCTCCCCTGACTTGGCTGATGCTCTGTCGCTCACGTTTGCGATCGTTGATCTCCCATCTCAGAACACTCCAATGCAGCGCTGGGCCACGCCTCACAAGCTTCGCCACGACTACGATCCGCTCGACCCCAATAGACAGTAACGATTCCTTGTGACAAACTATGGTCTGCAAGCTATCCCCAAACAATGTTAGTAAGACACGGCGAAATATCGGATATCGCTTGGCTTCAAGAACAATTGAAATTATTCTCCGAGTTTTACGATACGAAGACCGAACTGTATGACGAAGGGTATTCTGAAATTGGGATCAGAACTATCATCAAGGACCACGTCTTGCTTATAGCTGAGAATAAAGACGGCGAACGCTTGGGTTTTATAGCCGGTTTCCTTACCCCTCACTCCTTCAATCCAAAAATTATCGTCCTGTCTGAAGTATTCTGGTGGGTAGCCGAGAAGTATAGGGGAACATCACGCGCCGGGTTATTACTGCTTAAGAGTTTTATTGAAATTGGTCGAGAACGTGCGGATTGGATCACAATGTCGCTGGCTGCGAAAAGTCCAGTGAATGATAGGATCTTAGAAAAGTATGGGTTTGAACTACACGAGCGGAACTTCCTTTTGGAGATGAACTAGGGGGGATTTATGTCAGCGTTACTGAATCAAATACTAGGAACGCGGCTTGGTGACCAGCGGCCAGAAACGGCCAGAACCAGGCGAAACATCCCGACGATCGCAGGACGCGGGCAAGCTCGAGGGGCATCTGCTGCTGGGGCCTCAGTTCGAGGGGCAGCGAGGGGAACATCAGGGATTCCCGGAACTGGCGCAGTCCCAGGGACAATTGGGCAATCTGCTATTGCGCAAAGGCTGGCAAGGGCAGGGGGAGCAGTTTCTGATAGAAGAAGGCAGGGGCCTAGGGTTGAGGTGGCCATTGGGCGAGCTGGGCCTTCCTCAAGAGCAGGCGGCGAAGAATTTGCAGGGGCTCGAGAAAGATTTGACATATTAAATGCTGCTAGACAAATCGAAGAACAAGGGGAAGTTGGCAGCTCTACCGATTCAGTCAGAGCGGCTAGACGTCGACAGCGAGCCAGAGCAATCGGGGCTAGGGGCAGACGCGATACGATTTTGACAAGTTCATTGGGTATCACAGGAGAGATTCCAGGGCGCAGGCGGACATTATTAGGAGCCTAATACATGGGATTTTTGGTGGAGATTTCATGCCTATTTGGGAATCACAGGTGGGAATTAATTATGTACAAAATGCAGGTTGAAATAAAGAACTCGTCCTACCCAAGGTACTCCGTAGAGCTGTTTGGCTGCACAATTTGTGGGTCAGTCAAATCAAAATGGAATGTTTCAGCTGGCTCCAAAACTTTGAACTCGCAGGTAAAACATGGCTCATGAACGAACCGCTCAGGCTTTAATCAACGGCAGGCCAGAGACCAAACGAGAACGGCTTGAAATCATCCGAGGTCAGCTAGCAATTGAGCGCTCGTCTTGGGATACCCATTGGCGAGACTTAGCCGACAACATCCTACCTAGACGAATCCGATTCGAAACCAGCGAAACAAACCGAGGCGACAAGAGAAATCAAAAAATCTTTGATGGCACTGCCACGCTTGCCAGTAGGACTCTGCGCTCTGGCATGATGAGCGGGATTACTTCCCCTGCCCGTCCATGGTTCAAGCTGAGCACGCCGGATCCGGACCTGGCTGAGTTCGAACCCGTTAAGGTTTGGCTCGATGTCGTCACCAAACGGATGCAAGGGATTTACCTTAGGAGCAATCTGTATAGGGCTCTACCTGTAGTCTATGGTGACTTGGGTACTTTCGGGACTGGGTGTGTTTTCCTCGAGGAGGACCGCCGTAATACATTACACGCTACCGTTTTCCAGACGGGGAGCTATTACCTGTCCACCGATTCCAAGGGGCTTATCCGAACATTCTTTCGCGAATTCCGTATGACAGTGAGACAAGTTGTCCAAAAGTTTGCCAAGCGCCGACCCGATGGGTCAATCATTTGGGGCAATTTGTCCAGCCACATCCGAGACTGGTGGGACAAGGGCCAGCTCGAAAACTGGGTGGATGTATGCCATTTTGTAGGGGCAAATGAGGATTTCGACCCCGAACGAGCAGAGCCAAGGTTTAAGCCGTGGGCATCGGTGTACTTCGAACGAGGGCTAACGACTCAAGAGGGCAGACTTACTCGCCCAGCCGATGACAGACTCTTACAGGAATCCGGCTTTGATTTATTCCCAGTCCTAGCCCCCAGGTGGCAGGTGCAGGGTCAAGATGTTTACGGCTCCGAATGCCCAGGCATGGTCGCTCTTGGGGATATTCGTCAGCTCCAAGTCGGGGAAAAGAGAATCCTCCAAGCCGTGGAAAAGATGATTAACCCTCCGATGACTGGACCAGCCTCGCTTCAAAACCGTAAGGCTTCGATTCTTCCGGGGGACATAACCTATCACGATGTCAGGGAAGGCCAGCGCGGCTTTCGCCCAGTCCATGAAGTAAATTTCCGGGTCAACGAAATGGAACTGAAGCAAGCCCAGACCCGCCAAAGAATCCAGCGATCGTACTACGAAGATTTATTTTTAATGCTTAACAATACTGACAGGCGACAAATCA